TGATTCAGTTGCCCTATTGATACTGATATTCGAGTTTCAGTGTTTGCCCCGTATAGTATTCTAAGTGTTGTATTTGAAGGTGCAACACCAAATTTGTCACTGTTCAAAAGCTTATTTGGGTCAAAAGCATCATCTGTGATATGATTTTTTCCTGTTTGCTTTAATACAACCTGAGATGGATCTGTGACATCTTCTACTATACCTTCCGTGTCTGAGCCGTATCCAAAGCGTATATATGTGCCACTCTCGTCCTGCTCTACTATGAACCTCCTTGCAACAGCAAAAGGTTTTAATATTGACGGAACACCGTCACTCTGAGCTGTTGGGTTTGTTGTTTCTTTATATATAATATCATGCGTTAGGTTTGGAACTTGATAATATTGATGTCCCTCTGAATCAAAAATGGACTCAATTTCATTTATTATCGACGGACCAACACGAATTCTTAAAAATCTCTGGAATTCTCCAACTGTGATGTCCTTAAAATACCGATTTCCGCTACGAATTCTTCCAAAACTTCGAACAGCATACTCTATTGGCTTATTGGTTATATCATCAAATTTAGACGCGACAACTTCAACATTGTCATCATTAAAATTAACATCCTCTTGTAGTATAAAATTAGTGCCTGAGCTTGAACGAAACTGTGATCCTTTTTTTAAAACTGGTAAAAAAGTTGTATCTGGTCCAAGACCGGAAGAAGCAGCAGGAACCAATATATAAAAAGTTAAGTTTGCATAAACCGAAGGAGACCCGTAGAACTTGTATCCCATTTGCGCAGACAATCTCCTAACGTTGTCGTACTGCAATGCTGTTTCTAAAAATGACTCATTTGCTTGAAAGTCAACATAGTAAGACATTATATCTCCAACGTAAGCAACGGAGTCAAGCATCATTGAGACAAAAGAAGACTCATTAAAGTCATTATATTTATCAGGATAAAATCTTTTTGCATGTTCGACAAGGCTTGATTTTATCGAGTCGAAATCTCTATTTGTATATTTTATTACGGGCTTTTTTGTCATCTTTTATTTCCTAGTAAGAAGTGTCTGCGAATAGAGCAACTCCGGAGTTAAGGTTCAAGTTTAAATTTAACATGTCCTCCAAGTTTATATTATCTATTCGATAGACAAGTTGGATATTGATTGCATTTTCATAATTGTCGAGACTCCTTACAATAACATTTCTCAATGTTAAGTAGTTCAATTTAGAACTTACTTGGGAGTTTATGCGACTTCTTATACGAGAAAATGCGTCTTCTGATTGGTTTTCAAACAAAAATTGACGTATGCCTACTCCATATTCAGAATCACTTATTTTTTCTCCAGGATTTGTTAATAACAAATTGGTTAAGTGAAACTTTACAAGCTCTCTTATATCGTTAACGTTTTTATAGCCATTTTCATCGTCAAACTGTAATGGTATGGAAGGTGCAAAAATCATCTGGTATCCTCAAAGTAAATATTTTATATATTAAATATTGTTCTGTTTTATTTTCTCAATAATTTGAGAACTGGGTCATCACAGTCATCTAGGTCTCTAACGACTCTATTTCCAAACTTTCCAAGATTTAATCTTAAGTCTGGTATCATATTCTTTAAAAAGTCAAACATAGATCTTTTATGTTCTTTAGATTCTTCTTCATCAAACTCTTGATCTCTATATGCTGCTTGGAAAGCTTTTTGCAAAAGTTTTTTAGTGTTTCTCAATGCAGCTTTTTCTAGATTATTGAACTGTTCTGCGTCTTTTGTAGATCGGCCATTATCTCCAGTAGTCTTGTCCCATCCGTCAGCTGCTCCGATAGAATTATAGAAAGATGTATACAAACTCGCCATCGTAAATGAGACTGGAGCTTTCACTGGTAACATTTTTTCAAAAAGAATTGAAAAGTCTTCTGTGTTTACTAAATTTTTCACCAAACAGTGATTGTCGTAATTGTTAACAGAGTCTGCGCTTAAAAATGTTTCGATAGTCTCGTCTATAAATGGATGTTCAAAAGACGCCAGTGGTTGAATTACTTTGTCTCCTCTTTTGTAAGTCTTCATAAGTTTGTTTCTTACTTCATTTTCACCTACAAAACTATATTCCTCTTCGTTTTCTTCGGAAAAAACATAGCTAATTCTTATTCCAAAATGAGCAGGTACCTCGTCTCCAAAGTAGTGAGAAAGGTTTTTATCCTTTTTTATGAGCTGCGTAGACTCTACATATTCTCGAAAGTCTTTTAGCTTTACTATACCATAATATTTTGGGGTGCCCGTGTCTTGATCTGTAATGAGTTTTCTTTGCTGGACAAATGCTCTTTGATTTGGGGTTAGTCCCGTCCGAGTTATTTGTGTGTCCAGCTCCTTTATCCTCACATATCTTTCAACTATAAAACAACCTTTTTCATCTATCTCTTCTTTCTTTTCTTCGGATACCTCAATATATTCTCCAAAAAGCTCTGTATCATATTCTGGTTCTATAATTTCTCCAAAACCAATTCTTTGTCCGCTAGAATACAACTCTTCAGAGGCAGTTGTTCCAATGTCCATAGAGGAGCCAATAAATAAACCTTCATGATGAAACATAAAATGTCGGATGTCATTTATTTTTGGAGGCACTATCTTTTGTAACCTATCAACATATCTTTCCATTTCCTGAATTGCTATACGATTGAACAATACTTTGACACTATCTTCAACAGTTCTTATGGCAAACACTTTTGTTTGAAGCCTAAAACGCTTTAGTCTAGTAATCCTAGGGTTATCAACACTGATACTTGCTGATGGGTCAACGGGAGTGTTATATAAATCTTCTTGAAATTCATCATAGACTAATGCATACTTATAGAACATTTCTGGATTTTCGAAGCTAGATTCATCTAGTTTAAAGCTAGCAAAGTCTCCTATTGGAAAGTTCATATTGAATACTCCCTCTTCTCCACGAAGAATTCTTATGTGCTCTCTAGTTGGGTACCTATACCTCTTTCTGACTAAAAATATTTCACGCATGGCCTGCTCTTCTTCTTCAGTTGGTACTATGAGTCCTAAATCAACTTGTCTTTGAAATGCTTGAGCTATTTGCTCCATGAATAAACACCAATACCTGTGTCTTCTAATTTTCTTGTTGTTATTTGTTCTTCTTCGACCTATTTGATTTATCATTTCACCTTTCATTTTGTCAAACAATATTTGAGAAAATAAACTGTCATAATTTTCCGGTTTCCACCTCATTGTTAGCAACAGGGGCATAATGTTCATTGATGCATCTACAGCATAGCATAATATTGTTGAACGCACAAGAGCGTCAATAAGGCAAGATACTTCTGTGGTGAAAATTCTGTCGAAGGGGATATCTTTTCTACAATCTGGATCTTGGTAAAGTCTTTTGTCAACTGGTAGGCTTCCTAAAAGTTCGTCGTGATACTTTTTTATATCGTTAAATGGAAGTATTTTACTTTCTACGTCGTCGCAAACAGGATCAAAGTTCGAAAAAGCGTCATAAAGAGATAACCACCCTTTGTTTGTAACAGGTTTTATAAAAATTTTAGGTTGAGTATATGAGCCTCCATGTACCTTTGGATCTAAAAATAGTACCCTAGGGTGACCAGATTTCCCAAGAATTTTTGCCTCTTCAGGCTCGTCATATTCTTCACCCTGTAGATTTAAATATTTTATATCCTCCTCGGTTATTTCGTCTTGCTCTGCTCCATAGACAAATCCATCACCCGAAATGACATTTTTATTTACAAAATCAAATATTAATTCAAACATAGTGTCGTAAATATTACTGGTGTTTTCACCGTTGACTAAGGTCTTTGTTCTTAAGTATCTCTGGAAGTGTTTCACAGCATAGGGTTTGTCTCCTGATATTAAAGGAGCAGACGAGTCTATATTGTTAATTTTTTGATAAATTATATTATCGGTTTCATTTTCTACGGCTTTTATTGTATATCCAAAATTTTCTAATGGTATGTATGGATACTCTACTACATTTATTGAATTTATAAACTCTGTTTTACTTGAGTAATCTATTTCGTCGGATCTTGAATATTGAAAAGAATAATCAGATTTTTTACAATTTTTATAGTGGCTATATGTTTCTACTCCACTAACGTCAATA